TAAGACTTTTTTATACAACCATCCGTCTAAGTTTTTGGCTGCGAAGGAATTAATCGATACCTTTGACGTCCCGACAATTACATTCTCTGAGACTGTAAAATTTGCTAACGAGCTTACAAAAACGTTGCAACCTTGGGCGGTTTCTTATCATTCTAAGATGAAGCCTTATGCTAAACAGATGGCAATTGAGAACTTCAAAGATCCTAAGAGTGACATCAAGGTTATATCAACAGCTCGTGCATTAGACGAGGGATTTGACATTCAAGGTGTATCTATGGCTATAGTATGCAGCGGTACCTCAACGTCTAGACAAGATCTACAGCGTACAGGTAGAGCTATTCGTTGGGCTCCAGGCAAAACTGGTTTAATGATAAATCTATACATAACAGATACACAGGATGAAAAGTGGTTAAGACAGAGACAGAAGAAGACAATTAACGCTACTCACGTTAGTTCAGTTAAACAAATTAAAGAAGCATTGAGTAAAGCTTCTCTAGAATATTTAAACGTTATATAGTATGCTATTAAACACTCCGCAACAGTATGTAGACTATTTGTGTAAACACAATATTAGTCCAGATCAGTTCTTATTTCTTTATATTATTTATGAAAACGACTTTGCCTCATTATACAAGTATGTAAATGAGAATGGTGGCTTTGAATTAAGTAGTTTAGAAGATTTAGAGAACAGGGGGTATTTAATTAACGAGGGAGGTAGTGATACCTCATGGGCAGACAACTACACTGTGACAAATAAATTTATCAAAGAGCTGTATAATACAGATATATCAACTGCATATGATGAGTTTTTCGAAGCGTATCCATTACAAATTTACATTAACGGTAAAAAACTACCGGGCAGAAACGCTACAATGAAAACACGGACTTTTTACAAGAAGAGTATAGCACCTAAACGTGCCTTACATACAAAAGTAATGAGTTGTCTTGAATGGGCGGTTAACAATGCACAAATACACATGGGCATGGAACGCTGGATAGAGACAGAACAATGGAAAACAATCGAACAACTAATGAAAACAGATATAGATGGATTTGAATCTCCAAACGACAAAGTTTACTAGTCTACAAATAAAGACTGCACAACAAGCTATTAAAGAAGCAGATCAGTTCTTGCATGAAGGTGCAACAGGACAACGTCCGTTTCTAGCTACCAGATGGCAAAAAGTAAACACAATGTTACTTGGTGGTTTTCATTTTGGTCAGACTTATATGTTATGTGGTGCATCAGGACATGGTAAATCATTTTTTGCTAACATGTTGCACACTGACTTTACATCTAATTATTTAGGTAATCAAGATGTTAAGGTCCTGCATTTCTCTTTCGAGATGCATGCAAAAGACGAGATGATTCGTAAGATGAGTCAGTTAGGTAAAGTAGACTACAGAAAACTAGTCTCCTCTGACAACCCTTTATCTTTAGATGAATTAGAGTCTTTACGTAGTGAGTACGGTAAAATGAAGAATGAGAATGTCTTTTATGTAGAAACCCCCTCTAACAGAGATAGAATTTATGCAACTATTAACGATTTTTGCAAGGAGTTTAAAGACTCTAAAATAGTTATCTCGTTAGATCATACCTTGTTAGTAGCCCCAAACCCAGGTGAAAACGAAATACAATCTCTTGCTGAACTTGGTAAAATGTTTATACAAGTCAGAAAAGAGTTTCAAACATGTAATATTTTGATTGGTCAGATGAATGACAAGATGGAGAGTAAAGAGAGGAGAGATCCAACTAACCCTGCATTACATTATCCAACCAAGACAGACATACATGGTTCAAAGCAAATCTATCATGCTGCAGATGTAGTTATGGTATTACATCAGCCTATTTTATTAAACATAGAGCACTACGGTAAGAAACGATTTCCTACTACTGATCTTGTTGCCTTACACTGTTTAAAGAACAGAACAGGTACAGCAGGTCTAGTGCGTCTCAAGAATAATTTATCTCACGGTAGATTTGACGATTACAGTTCAACTTTATTTTAAAAACAATTATATGGAATTACCAACTCAAGTAGTAAAATCAAAAACAGTAAATCCTAGCTTGCTGACTATATTCGGTCAGTCAAAAGCAGGTAAGACAACTATGTTGTCAAAGCTCGAAGGGTGTCTTATTATAGACACAGAACGAGGTAGTAAATACATCGATGCCTTAAAGGTAGAAGTAAGTACTACTAATGAATTAAAACAACTTGTTGGTGCTCTGAAAGCAGAGTCTAACAAGTATAAATATATTGCGCTCGACACAATTGACAATGTAGTATCATGGATAGAGAGAGACATAGCTAGAGAGAATAATTTAGACTCTTTTGCTAAACTTCCTTTCGGTGATGGCTACAATCAAGTGCGTACAAGAGTTATGGGGCTTATTGATGCTCTATTAACATGTAGTGAGCATATTATTCTCGTTGGTCACCGTAAGAAAACAATCATTGGTACAGACTCAGTAGAAGTCAATGTAAGCAGCTTAGATCTTTCAGGTAAACTCAAGAATTATATCATGGCTAAATCCGACGCAATAGGATTTGTATATAGAAACGATGAAGGAGTTCTTAGTATATCTTTCGAAGCTTCAGACGAAGTGGAAGCAGGTACAAGATTACCTCATTTGGCTGGTCAAATTATGAATTTTGACTGGAAACACATATACAAAACAAGTATTAAATAGGGCATATTTGCTCTATTTTTCGTATATTTATATTAACTAAACAGTAAAACAAATTTAATTTTAAAAATCAATTATGTATCAATTACAAGAAACACAAACAGGTGCTCCAAGTTATAAACTTATGAGCCCAGGTATCAATGAAAACGTTAAACTAGTAGACGTTACTTTCGATACTCTTAGACAAGATGGAACAGGTGGAAACGTTATTAGATTCTATTTTCAAGATGAAGAAGGAGCTAAATTTACACATACACAGATGGAAGTTACAAGCTTGGAAAGACTACAAGAGTCTTCTAAAAACGCTGCCTCTGCAGGAAGAAGCTGGTCTTCTACTCCTGAACAACTACATGCAGATTTAATTAGAAATACAGGTGAGGTATTACATCACATATTATCTGCTTTTATTCCTAAAGATCGTGTAGCTATTGGTGGTACGTCTTGGAATGATTTAGGTAAGAATGTTATCGATCTTATTGGTAACTCTTATGAAGGACACAAATTCAAGATTAAGTGTGTGTATGACAAGCAAGGTAAGTATTTACAATTTCCTTCACGTCCTGTACAACCGTTTTGTTTACCTCAAGACTCTTCGCAACAGCTAGTTGTAGGGTATAGAGATAACATCACAGCAGCACAGCCTACTAATGAGGCAGAAATCAGTTCGAATACGAACAACTCTACAGCAGGAGACAGCTGGTAATCTAAACATTAATCAGACATTACAGGAGGCTTCGTGCCTCCTTTTTTGTCTCTAAACTATAGTAAATGTACAATTTAAACCCAGTAATAACGAAAGAATACATACTGAAGCATTTAGACCAAGCACAGATACTAGAGTATTATTTAGGGGTTAAAGTTGATGTTAACACAAAAGTAAAGTCACCTCTGCGTAGAGATAATAATCCTTCTTGTTCATTTAAAATGATCAACGGGACTATTTACTTTAAAGATTGGGCACAAGGCTTTTCTGGCGACTGGATTAGAATCATACAGTATAAGTACGGAATCACGTACGCAAAAGCACTAGAAAAGTGTGCTATAGATTTTGGTCTTACTAACGGAAGTGTCAATGCAACAGTTGTTAAAATAGAATACAAACCAGAAAAACTAGAACCAAAGGAGTCTAAAATAGAAATCAAAATTAGACCTTGGGATCAGTATGACAGAGAATTCTGGTCTAAGTATGGAATTAACAAGTCAATTCTAACTCTTTATAATGTATACCCTTGTGAAATTGTGTTTTATAATTCTAAGGTAGTCTACACAAGACGTAAAAATGATATTGCATATGCGTATAGATTTGGTCCTGGTAAATATAAGATTTATATGCCTCAGCGTAATGCGTTTAGATGGCTATCTAATTATAATAGCTGGCAAGGTCTAGAACAACTACCTGAATTTGGTGATCACATTGTAATTACAAAGTCTATGAAAGATGTTATGGCACTAAGACAACTTGGTGTTGTATCTGCAGCTCCGGCTTCAGAAGCAGTTATACCTGATGATGGTATAATGACAGAAATTTCTAGACGATTTACAAATATTTATTCCTTTATGGATTTTGATTTAACAGGTGTTAAAATGGCTAATACCTTACTTAAGCGTTATAATATTCAACCTTTATTCTTAACTGATGGTAGGTTTGGTACTATAAATTATGGTGCTAAAGATATATCAGATTATATAGAAATTAACGGTACTACAGAAACATTAAAATTAATTAATCAGTGCAAATATGATAGAAGCAATCGGTTGGCTAGCAATAGCTATAGTAGTAATGATAGTAAGTAAAGAAGTAGCAAAGAAAATATTCCCAGAGGATTGGGATAATAACCCATTTGAATAAAAGCTAAAAATATGACAACATCAATAGAAATACCACAGTTCATCAAGAAAGTGATGGTAGCTAAGGCTCGTAGAATTAAGTATTACAAAAAAGGAGGTAAAATACCTAAAAAGTATGCTAACAATAAGTTTG